GGGGATGGATGTTGTCAAGGGCGCACCTGAAGCCGTGGAGGTGCGCCGTACGCCCGGGGTGCAGAAGGCGGTGCAAGGCACGTTCTTCGTTACCGGGATGACGCAGGAGCAGATTGAGGCAATCCGCGATCTGTTGGCAAAGACGATCAAGGGCGAGGTTACGAAGTCTGCCGCCGGGAAGGAACTGAAGTACCTAGGCGTAGGCGATTTCGTTGAGCAGACGATCATTGCCACCGGGACGGACCTGACCGCAGCACGGTTGGAAACGGTGTACCGCACCAACCTGAACCGCGCACAGACGCAGGGCCGACTTGACATAACGAGAGAAGAGAGTGTCAAGGCGTTCGTTCCCTTGATGCGCTTCCGCTCCGCCAAGGACAACCGGACGCGGGACACGCACAAGGCGATGGACGGCTTCATTGCGACCACGGAACAGATTGACGCGATGGGAATTCCTACGCCGCTTGGCTTCAACTGCCGATGCGTGTGGTCGCCCGTGAGTCTCGCTACCGCCGTGAGTCGCGGATGGTGCGATGAGGACGGCAAGGTTGACTACGAAGCGATCAAGCAAGAGAACGGGAAGCGTCAGCGTTTGATTGACAACGGGCTTGTCCCCGATCCCGGCTTCATTTCAGGATAAATACTTTCCTACATCTTGTGGTTACACGAAAGATCACTACTATGGGCAGCATGAGCAACACCCGGAAGGAAATCGCAGAACGCCTTGGATTTGCCGCGAAGTCAAAGTTTGAACGCGTTGATATTGGCGATGCGTTTGAATTTGAGGGCAAGGTTTACGTTGTGAATGGCAAGGCATCGGAAATTAGTGCGCTGCTTTCGTCTAGCAAGAACAACAGCGAAAAGGCCATGATGCTTGCTTCATATGCGCATGAAGGAACGCTTTCCTACGAAGGTAAGCGCAAGATGTCCCGCCCCGGCGTGAAGGCGAAGTTTGGCGTTTCCTCATACGAGCAAGCGGAAAATCAGATTGCGCTGACCGAAGAACGCATTGCGTCTTATCGCAGGGCGATGGCTGATACCGAATCGTGGATCAAGCGCGCCAACGCCATGATGAGCAAAGCCGATGTGGGCGATGAAAAGGCCATCAACGAAATCATCGGCATCGCACGGATGTTGGAAACCAACATGAAGTCTCGCGGCTTCTCCCGCCCCGGCGCGAAGGCGGAGATGGCGAAGTGGGAATCCACGCTTACCAAGAAGTACGGCAAGCCGATTGAGGAATACACCGCTCGTCTGAAGGGCGGCTTGTTCAAGATCGAAGTCGCAGAAGGAACGGACGGACCCTACGCCGTTCTGTATCGTTGGGATGACCTTCGCGGAGCGCAGCGCATTGCATCCGGCAACCTTCAGTCTCTCATGCGACAGGCTGAAAGCATGGGCGCAAAGGAAGCGCGTGGCGTTGCTGCGATTGAGCGCATTTCCAACTACTCCCGCTTCGGCGCGAAGGAGAAGTTCGCAACGAGTGACGAACTGTTTCGCAAGTTGCGCCTGATCTACGCCTACATTGACAACGAAGCCAACGACATCAGCGATAAACAGATGAGCGATTGGAAGAAGATCGTTGACGAAGCAATGTCTTCGGGCGATGAGAACATCAAGCGTCTTGCCAAGCGTGTCAAAGATGCTGTTGGCTTCTCCCGCCCCGGCGCGAAGGCGAAGTAATTCGTTATTGACTTCCTCCCGCAACTAGTAGATACTCCGAATATGGCAAGCCCATCGCACTACACAACGGATGACGGAAAGACCGTGACCATTCACGGCCTTGAAGTGTTCTGCGCGTATGACCCTGCGATTGACGGTGAGCATGACCCGGAGTTGCAGAAGTTTGACAACGAGCGGGTGCAGGACATCGTGAGCAACACGCAGCGTTACATGGAGAAGGGTTCCATGCCGCGCCTTGTTGTCATGCATGAGAAGGATGGCAATGAACCCAAGTCTTCCGTGGGGCGGTTCACCGCTCTGCGTTACGAGGACCGTGACGGCGTGGGCTACATCGTGGGTGACTGCGAAGTAGAGAAGCCCATCTTTGACAAGTTGCTTGCCACCAACGCCTTCCCGCGCCGCAGCGCGGAAATTTGGGCTGACCAAAATCATCTTTCGGAAGTCGCGCTGCTTGGCCGGGAAACCCCGCGCCGCCCGCTTCCTGATACGCACTTTGCCCGTAAGGGTGAACTGGTTCGCTTCTCACGTTCGCTTCGCTTCGACATGGGGACGGTCGGCGGCGGGCAATCCACTTACGTCCCCGGAACGCAGAAGGAAACGCACATGGCTGACGATATCCGTAAGGAAGTCGATTCGCTGAAGGCGGCAATGGAGGAACTGAAGGGCGAGATGAAGCGCGCTTTCGGAACCTACGCTGCCGAAGGCGAGGAGAAGAAGGAAGAGATGTCCGCTGACGATATGCTGACGCAGCAGTTCGCAGAAGACGGTGTTCATATTGACATCGGCTCTCATCAGGGCGCACCGGACAGTATTGACATTGGCGAAGAGGACGAGGAAGAGGTTGACGCTATGTTCCCGGCTTCGCGCCGTGGCAAGGTGGATACCTTCGCTCTCCGCCGCGAGAACGTCCGTCTGTCCCGTGAACTGAACGCCATCAAGACCGACCTGCGCCGCGAGAAGTTCGGCCGCGAGATCGACCTTATGGAGCAGGAGGGCTACCGCATCGCTGCTTCGCAGCGTCCGCGCCTGATTGCGGAACTGGAAGCAAGCAATGACCCGGCTTCCACCATTGAGGGTTGGCGCGAACTGTTCGCCCGCGACCCGATGGGCGTTCGTATCGACATGAGCCGCGCTTCGCTCCCCACCGGGGACATTGATGCGCGTCAAGTTTCCGACCTTGTGCGCGAGTTCGCGGGCAAGCCGGAAGAGTTCAAGAAGGCAATCAACAGCCGCCTCAAGCGGTAATTACGAAAGGATCACTCAAATGTCTGAAATGGGCTTCACTCCCAATCTCGTTGCGGGCGGCAGCATCTACCCGTTCCGTCTTGTCAAGGTTAGCGCGGCTTGGACCGGAATCGCTACGTCTGCGATCACCGACTACCCGGTTGGCGTTACCGATGGCTCTCTCCGTCTCGCCTCTGTTGTTGGCGCGACTTACAACGCCATCCTCGGTGACCAAATCTCTCTTCAGCCGTCCAACACCGTGCAGGTGGAAGTTGGCACGGGTGGCGCGACCGCAGGCGCGTTCCTCATGCCCCTCGCAAGCGGCGCAGGTACGGTTACGGATGCATCGGGCGCAACTGCCGTGTCGTGCTACATCGCGCTTGAATCGGGTGCGGCGGGCGACATCATCCGTGCATTCCGCTTCGGTACTCGTATTGGTACGACTGCTTAATTAACCCTCTCTCACAAAGGAGCATTCACAATGGCTTATTCAACTGTTGGAGGGGGACTTTCGACCTACATCCCTTCGACCAACGACATCGCAACGGGCGCACTTCAGGTTGAGTTCACCCGCAGCGTCAATTCGTTCGCTCTGTCCCGCTACGCGCAGGTTGTCCCGGTGACCAAGATGACGGGCTACTATCTCCGTCAGGATGTCAACGACAATATGCGCGTGACTTCCGAAAAGGAGTTCGTGTGGCCGCTCGGTAACGACCGTCCCACGGGCAAGCAGAACGCTTTCGACTTCGTGCAGTACGCCACGCAGCGTTACGCGTTCCCGTTCTACATCCCGCAGGAGACTTCGCAGCAGGCCGCGTGGGATGTTGTCGCGCAGCACGCTCGTAGCAAGGCTCAACTTGCCATGACCCGCCGTACCATCGGCGCGGCCACCAAGTTGGCTTCTTCTTCGCAGTGGGGTACGAACTACACCAGTTCCGTGACCGCTTCGGACAACGCTTGGACCGCTACGGGCGCGTGGACGAATAGTGCTGCAAGCACCTACTACATTCAGAAGTCCATTCAGCAGGTGATGCAGTTGGTCGGCAAGAGCAGCGGTGGCGCAGTTAGCCCCACTCAACTCATCATGGTCATTAGCCCGACTGTTGCCGTGAAGATTGCGCAGGCTCCGGAAACCAAGGACTACGTGAAGAACAACCCGTTCTCGCTGCAGTTCTATCAGGGTTCCGATACCTTTGCTCGTTGGGGTCTTCCCCCGACCCTGTTCGGACTCGGTGATGTCGTGGTTGACGATAGCGTCAAGAACACGAGCAAGAAGGGTACTAACACGCAGACGCAGGATTACATCCTCGGCAACGGCGCGTACTTCGTGTCGCGTCCGGGTGGTCTTGTCGGTGTGGAAGGTTCCAACTCGTTCTCCACGGTGCAGATTTTCGCTTACGAGGACATGACCGTTGAGCAGTTCAACGATCCGATGAACCGCCGCATTGAAGGCCGCGTCATTGACAACAGCGTTGCGGAAGTTGTTGCCCCGGTCGGTGGCTACGCTCTCCTTGACGTTGGTTGATTAACTCCCTCAAGACGCAAGTGGGCAGGGCTTCGGCCCTGCCCCCTTGCGATGGGGTGAAAGGCTTCCCATGACCGCTTACGCAACGTACGCTGATTTGGAAGCCGCGCTTGACAGCGCAATCATTGCGCAGTTGTGCGGCGATTCGGGAACCCCGATGCCGGGACCGAATCCGATCACGAATACTGCCCTTGAACGGGCTACGGGGATTGTGCGCTCCTACATCCGGGTGGGAGGCATCTACAGCGAAGACGAAATCACCGCGCTTGACGCGGCGCGTGATCCGCTCCTCATCAACCTTGTCGTTGATCTTGGGACGGAATTCCTCTTTCAGCGGCGCGGCTCCAAGATCACGCCCGCGATTGAGCAGCGAATCAAGCAGTCCTATTCGATGTTGGAAGCCCTGCGTGATGGCAAGATGCTCTTTGCCGCCGTGGAAGCCAACGTGAGCGCAGGTACGCCCATCGTGGTTGCCGTGCCTACGTCCAACTTGGGTTGGTACAACAAGGTGTCCAACTCCGCTTTCTTCCCGTTCCGCCGGGGATCGACTGCCCGATGAGCCGATGGACCCGCAAGGTTCTGTCTGCGTTGAAGCGTCCCGGCGTAGCCGCCGGGATTGCGATGGTGTTCGTTGAGAAGATTGACAATCACCTTGCGGACAACTACGGGCGCGGCAAGAGTGGCATGGCGGAAACGCACAGGCCACTTCAGTTCATGTACGGCACGCAATGGGTAAGCAAGCCCAAGAGCGGTGATGTCATCATTGGCAAGCGCACCGTGTATCGGTTTGCGCGGCGCAAGATCAAGGGGACTTCGGATTACGAAATTACCCCGGTTGAGCGCGAGGAATTTCAGGTGCAGGTTGCAGGGCGGCGCAATGGCGGTCAGCCCCTCCACGATACCGGAGCGATGGCGGGCAGCATGAACGCCCGTGGCAAGCCGTCTGCCAACGGAATTCAGATTACCCTGCGAGGTTTGGCTTACGCCCGGTATCAGGATCGGGGCTTCAAGACCAAAGGGCCGAACTTCATCCCTCTGACCAACAAGGGTAAACGCAAGCACGGCACGGGCCGCAATCCCCACAAGGAAGGCTTGTGGGAGAATCACGATTACATGATGGCGTGGGGCGGCGTGACTGTCCCCGCTCGTCCATTCCTGCTTCCGACCAACTCCGAAATGAAGGACGTTGGCAAATCAATCTACCTGTCTCTGAAGACGATTCTGAAAGGCATTTGACATGGCAACGACTATTCAGGTTCCCGGCCCAACCGTGGTGTATATCGGTGACTCCATTCTTGGCTACTCCGACAACGACACTCTGCCGTCTATTACGTTCACGGACCATATGCGCGAAATCAAGACGGTGCAGTCCGGCGAAGCCCCCGAAGAAATCGTGCTGACGAACACCACGGCGCGTATCTCCGTATCGCTTGTCAAGTGGGACGAAACGGTCCTGAATACGCTTCTTGAAACGCAGCGCGGCGGCGGCGAGGCAGGTAAGACGGTTGTTGGCTATCGCTTGATTGATAATGCAGCCTATTCGGCCCTGTATATCTCTAGCGTTGGAACCACGCAGGAGTACGGCTTTGAAGTCGCATACTTGATGAATGATGGCGTGCAGGATTCTCAATGGGGTAACCGTGAACGTGTTCTCACCCTGAACTTCACCGCAATTCCGAATCCCACAACGAATGTGCTTTACACTTACACGGGCATTACCCCTCCCTGATAAGGCACAACCATGATTGACTTGAACGATGACAATGATCCGATGCTCTTCGCCGTCACTCTTCCCAACGGCAAGTTGATTTGCCAATACATGGAAGTGGTGGCATCGGTGCAGGGAATCACGGACAAGGAGCCAACGATGGAACACATCGTTCGCGCCATCCGTGAGGCAAGCCGTACGCCGGACGTTGCGAAGTCTGCACCTGACGCTGTGCTTGTTGCCGCTTGGCAGCGCATGAGCAAGGCGGTAGACGCGCAGGGAAACGGCTAAAGGCAACCGCCCGCTTTATCGCAACCTATGGGCGGTTGCCGTCAGAGTTTGACGAGATGACCGCAATGGGACTTGCAGCGAACATCCCCGCGATTGAAGCAGCCCAAAGCCTTGTGATGGCGAAGGCTATCGGCATTGCGTTTGGCAATGCCAAATTGCACGCGGAGTGCGTGTACCTGACAACGGGTAGCGGGCGGCTTGCACAGCGCGTGGAGATTGCCGCGCAGAGAGCGAAGGCGCAGCATGGCTAATACAGCGCAGATCCTTATGACCATGCGAGATCAGTTGGCGGAGTGGATGTCCGAACGCGGCTACGGCGACACCGTTTACATCGTGGAAGCACCGATTGACGAGGTGGTCGGGCAGTACGCAATTCAGATTGTCCCCGGCCCTGATACGGCGGCGCATCCCAACAGCGGTGTTGGACTGATCCGCACCACGATTGACATTACGGTTTGGTGGCGTGGCTTCTTTGATCCCATGAGCAGGGGTACGCAGCGCATTGCCGGGGACATGGGTATTCAGCAGTTTGTTGATGTCCTGCGGGAATGGCTTGTGCAGCGGGACTTCGGCTTGATGACGGTGGCTCTCACGTTCCGTTCCGG